AAGGAGCGTGCCCACATGGTCTTCCCCATCCGGGAGGGCCCAACAAGAATCAGAGACTTGCCACGTCGTCCAGTCTCGTGTCCCAACAAATTGCCGCGTACCCAATCATCGAGTTGTGGAAATCCGCTAGTGTCGAATTCGTATCCGGGAGGCGTGACGTATGGAGTCGGCTCGGGTCGATACTTCCAGTCTGCGTACTTGCAGAGGGATGGAAATGAGCAGGCGAGATGTCTCGGAGCCAGCTCTCCACATAGGCGGAAAAACTCGCTTCGAGTCTCAGCCAAGATAATCTCAGCCCACGGATCACCAGTTGGAGAAACTCTGCTTCCGTCTGGTCGCTGCAGTCCCCCTGCCACAACATCTCCATCTTTGATTGCGTAATCGTACATCTTCTCCGGTGTTTTCGAGCAAGGCTGAACATTTGGGTGGCATCCGACCACATCAAACTGACGAGCATTCCGAGTTGAATATTGTCGACCGAAATCGACAAAAGCATGGAGGTGAATTCCCCCATCAGCGTGATCTTCTCGTCCAATGATGCACTTAGCATCCAGCTCTGCAAAAAGATCGACGATCGCGAATGGGTCCAGGTCGCCACATTGTGCGTAGGTAAGGAGCGCATAGCGACGTTTGAATTGAAAAGAGGAAGGTCGCTGACTCATCGGTGAGAAGGTAGAGTTGTAATATTATACTCTACCTTCCACCTTCTCACCTTCTCACACCCGCCTATATATAGGCAGCAGCATCCCCCCGTTCTCAAATGTGCTCTGCACTTTTCATCATGCCTTCTCAACCTGAGTCAGACACTCAGCCCCATTGCCCCACATGCCGTTCAGCCGTCGAACCACTCGCCGTGGACGTTATTCTCGCCGAACTCGCCGACCTGCGGGACGCTATCGTCGCAATCGGCCTCCACCTCGGCGCAGAGGGTTTCGAGCCAGACGAGGCAGAATGACTCGAAGGCGTGTTCTCAACATATCTTCAATGAAGAAGAAGGATACCATGCTTCAGTATCGCCAGTTCGGTACAGCGCCTGCGCAGCCCGGATTCTTGAATCTTAACGCCGGCGAGGTTCGTCCTCATTTCGGCCTCCACATTGTCCCTTGGATGTGCACAGCCCGCGACCTAGCGTCTGGGTCGCGTCAGGATCTGACACATCGTACGACTTCTTCTCCCTACATTCGTGGGCTGAGGGAGACCGTCCGTGTTACGACCAATACGAGTACTCCTTGGCAGTGGCGGCGCGTTTGTTTCACTTTCAAGGGGAACGAGATCTACCGTCCCTCAGGTCAGCTGGACACCGCCCAGATGTGGCTCTATGCCGGGACCAATAACGGCTGGTCTCGCTATTGCACTTCCTTCACCGGTCTTTATTCCACGACCGTGCAGGAGGATTCCGCCAAAATTCTCCTGCGCAACCTTTTTACTGGTCAGCACGGTTTCGATTACTCCGAGATTATCGATGCGACTACCAATTCCCAGCGAGTCAAAGTCATTTATGACCGCAAGTTCAACATTCAGAGTCCCAACGACAGCGGGACAATGAAGGCCAGGAAGACCTGGATTCCTGTCAACGGTACTCTCAACTATGACGACCAAGAGGTTGGCGACGGCACTTCGACTGGTATCCACTCTGTGGACGGGCGCCCCGGTGTCGGCGATATTTACGTTGTCGACTTTTTCAAGGCCCATGGCGCAGCCGATGTCGCTGACTCACTCGCTTTCGGAACCGATACTACACTTTACTGGCATGAACGATAATTTTAGAAGGTCGGGCGTCCCATGGGGGGGACCCGGTCCCGAAGGGCCACCGGGGGGGCCCTGTGGGGCAAGATAAGATGATATGTCCGCTTGCACAGGCAGAAGATGTGAATAGCGAAGGGAGCCTTGGCGACCGGCGCACTTTTAGAATAGACGCTCATTTATGAATACGAACTCACAGTTGGCATCCAGCCAATCAGCATCTGCCCCCTTATCTATGCGTGGATCAGTGTTTGAACACCAGATCGCAGGCTTCCCCCATCTTATCAGCTTCTTCCCGCGGTACTTGTCTGTCGCGAAGAACTCTGCTTGATGACCCAACCAAAACTTGTAGGCGTGAAAGAATTCCAAACCGCCCTGTATATCGTCAAAGACAGCATACTTGACGTTCTCATCAAACTCATCCAGACACCATAGACCACCAAAGTAAGCATGTTCCTGGCTCAAGGAGCGTGCCCACATGGTCTTCCCCATCCGGGAGGGCCCAACAAGAATCAGAGACTTGCCACGTCGTCCAGTCTC